CCGGATGAGAATTCATACCCCGTGCGGAGAGGTGCCGGAGTGGTCGAACGGGGCGGTCTCGAAAACCGTTGAGCGCGCAAGCGTTCCGAGGGTTCGAATCCCTCCCTCTCCGCCATCCGCATTTTTGGCATTTGATTTTCCTTCATTTTTCGCTGTTTTCGTCAAACTCTCTTCCGAGTTTGACAGTTTCTGTTCCCCATCTGTCCGAAACCGGGCCATGGCCGAGCGCGCCAGCCCGGCCCGGTTCGCGGCCTCGGTGTAGCCCGTCACCTCCCGCAAGTTCCTGTGCCCGCTGATCGACATGATCTCGTGCGGCGTGCAACCGGCCTCCGCCAGCCGGCGGCAGGCCGCCTTGCGCAGCCCATGCGCCGAACAGCCGTTCGGCAGCCCGGCCGCGCGCACCGCCGCGCGGAACCAGTTGCCGAACCCGTTCGCCGTGAACGGTTCGCCCGCGCCCGTAATCAGGTACGCCAGATGCCCGCACCGGCTGGCCCCGATGATCGCCGCCAGATCGTCATGGAGCGGGATTTCCACCAGCGAGCCGGTCTTTTGCTGGCGGATCGACAGCACGCCCGCGCGTACGTGCTGCGGCCCCATGCGCACCACGTCGGAACGCCGCTGGCCCGTGTAGAGCAGCAGCGCCAGCGCCAGCCGCTCGCGCGTCCCGATCTCCCACCGCGCCTCGAACCGCGCGATTTCATCCTCGGACCAGCTATGAAAGCCAGCCGAACGCACGCGCAGCGGCTTGACATGCACGGCCGGGTTATCTTCGCGCAGCCCGGAATCCACCGCATGCGCGAGGATCACGCGCAGCACGTTGAGCATGTTGTTTGCAGCGTGCGGCGTCGCGGCGCGCGCATTCAGCATGGCGCGGATATGCTCAGGCCGCAGCCCGGCCAGCGGCTTTTCGCCGTGATCGGCGCGCAGCCGTTCGATGATGCCGCGATAGGTGCGCCGGGTGCTTTCAGACAGGCCCAGAAACGCGCCGGACCGGTAATAGCTCACGATCACCGCATTCAGGCTGCCCGGCGGCGTCCGATCCGCGCCCGGCTCGACCGGATCACCGCGCAGCGCCGCCTCGTAGGCGGCCATAAACTCTGGCGACCAGGGCAGGCCCGGCAAACGCACGCGCGGATATCCCGGCTTGCGGAAATAGGCCCGGATGCGGCCTTGCCGGTCGGTGAATATTTGGCAATACTTCGGCGCGCGGGATTTCATCTTGATGACTACTCATGCAACACATCATCCCACGGGTTCGGCCCGTGATCCGCCAGCGCGGCATCGCGCAGCGCGGTCCAGTCATCGCGCAGCGTCTCGACATCGAACAGCCGCACGCGGTCGATCTCAATCGGCGGGCGAACCCGCCCTTCGGCCACGAGCGCGCGCAGCTTGCTTTCGGAAATTCCGAGCATGGCGGCGGCCTGCGGCGCGCGCACCGCCAGCGGTTCCACTCGGGCGAGCGTGAGGCGCGATTTCCGGCCCGCTCGCGGGTTTTCCGGCGTTTCAAGCTTCATCCGCCCTGCTCCCCGGTATCGCCGCCCAGCGCGCCCATATTCAGCGGAGAGAGGAACGTGTCGCCGTCCGCGATTGGGGCTTCGCCCTCGCGCCGGCGGATGTCGTTCGCGCTGAACACGCCAATCTCCCGGCCGATCCGGTAAGCCTCGAAGCGCGCCTTGATATCGCCGCGCGCGATCCGGTCGAGGTCGTGGCGCAGGAAAAACCCCGCGCGCCGGTCGGCCTCGTCGAACAGGTCGCGCGCCAGCGCCGCTTCGACGCGGGCCGCGAGCGGCGCAAGGCAGCGCGTGACGAGCTGGCGCGATTCCTCCACCGCGCTTCCGTAGGTCGGCCGGTCCCCGATGCCGAGAATGGACGGCGGGCAAGAGAAGATGCGCGCGACGTCCTCGTTGGACACTTGCCGGTGCTGCAAGAATTCGGCATCACGCGGGCTGAATGACCACGGATGCAATTTCATGCCCTCTTCCATGACTAGAATGCGGCCCGGCTCATTAGTCTCCAGCGAACTCGAAATGTTGGCGCGCCCCTTGTCGCTCAGCTTGCCAGGATGCTCGACCACAGCGCTTGGGCGAAGCGAATTCTGCATCAGCGCGTCATAAGTCTGCGTCTGGTTCAGCGCGGAGCGGAACACGCCGCGCGCCGCTTCGATCGGCGAACGGCCGATTAGGCCGTCCACCGAATGATTGCGCACGTGCAGGACCTCCCCCGCGCCCTCCAGCAGTGTGACAACCGGCCGGTTCGGCTGGGAGAACCGGTAGCGCAGGCGGCTGCTCGCGAGATGCTCGACCGTCACCGTGCGCGGCGGCGCGGGCCAGAGCGCTGCGACGCTCCCCGATCGATCGCGCTCCAAGCGCGCATAACCATTGCCCGCAAGGTCTATCGAGCGATAGAGCAGCTCGCGCGCTTCGTAAGCCGATAAGCGCGCGTTCGCTGTGTCGTTCAACAGCGGATACAGCGGGTGCGCCTCCACGCGCTCGCGCCCGCCGCCGGGCAGCCTGCGGAACACCGCCAGCTCCGCGCCCGCCAGCAGTTGCGAGCGCAGCGCGACGGCCGCGTAGGCCACCGACAGATTGCTCGAAACGTCATCGGCGGTCGCGCGCATCGCGAAGCCGGGCGCGTTCCAGTCCAGCAGCGCGATATCGGCGGATCGCCGCTCGGCAACCGCGCCTAGCACTTCTTCAAGTTGCGTTTCAATCGCCTGCAGGCGCGCGAGTTTCCCCATCTCAAAGCATCTCCACCCGGCGGCGCATCAGCGCCAGTTTCACGGACACGGGCCGCGAGCGCGAGCGCGCCGCAACCGACGTCGCCTCATAGGCCGGCCAGGCGTGCACCACGGAAATCTCGCGCAGGTCCACAGCCGTCAGCGTGCGCACGCTGCCCTGCCAGCGCTCGCCACCGGGCGCGACCAGAAATCCGAACGACCCGCCCCCAAGGTCGCCGCGCTCCGCCAGGGCGGTAATGTCGCGGCCAAGGGTGGTGTCGGGCACGTCCAGCTCGAAAGCGAGGCCCCGGCTATCTTCCGACAGCCGCAGCGTTCCGGTTCGCGTGCGCGCCAGCAGGCTTGACGGGTCGTGATCGACCAGGGCGAGGATATCGCCCCCGCCGGCCAGCGAGGCGGCGAACGCGCCGGGCGCGATGCGCTCCCGGAAGGGTCCCAGATCGGCCTCCACGCCGAACACCGCGGCGTGGCCGGCGAGCTTGCGCCCGCCGGCCGCCAGCCGGATTTCAGCAGCGCAGCGCCGTTCAATTTGCGCCGGATCACTCATTACGAGAACGCCACGTTCTGCCAATGGGTGAAGGCTTCGGGGTGCCTCACCATCACGTCGGCATCGACGATCCCGCGCACCGACACGTTGCCCTTGTCATAGGCTCCGGAGAGGTAGGGGTTGACCAGAATTTCCATGCCCGACCACATGCCGACGATCACCTCGTTCCACGCCCCGAAGATCGCTTCGGCCTCCTGGACCGGCGACGAATTCGGGTTGCCATTCAGCTGAGAGGTCACGGCCGCCGGCGCGCCGCCAAGGCTCGCGCCATTTTCCATCAGGAACACAGCCTCCCCGGAGATTTTCGGCGTGCCGCGCAGCAGCGATTTGAGTTGGGCATTCAGCGCCCAGCCCATCGAAGCCATCGGCACGTCGGCATCCTCGACAAGCGCCATGATGTCGAGCACGTCCTGCCAGCTCGGCACCGAACCGGATGAATCCTTCGTGTTAATGCCAGCGGTTTGCGTGATCCCGGTGGGCTGGCCCGCGCTGCCCGAACCCTTCATCACCGCGAGGTCAAGACCCGTGGCCAGCTCCGCGAGAAAATGTTCCCGGGTGATATCCTCGATTTGAGGCGACGTTTGCAAAAGGGTCTTGCGGCCGTATTCAGTAATAAGCCCCAGATGCCGCGGCGTTCCGGCCACCTGATCGAAGCTCTGATCACCGGAGTTGATCGCATTGTTCTCCACGAACCAAGCGGCGGCCGGCGCGCGCGCGTCGCGGCGCGGCAAGGCAATATCTCCGGTCAGCCCGGTGATGGTGCGCGCGCCCAGCCGCGTGGCAACCGATTGCGGGCGCAACGCGTCGATGAATTCGTCACCCAGCACCTCGTTGCTCACAAGGTTGGACGCATCGCCCGCCACCGTCAACACGCGCTGCTCTTGCCGGGCCGGGCGGCGCGGCGCGAGACATTCGAACGGAACCAAAAAGCCCTCAGGGCGCTTGTTGGTCCGGTTCGCCTGCTCCTGACAAATCTCGCGCTCGCGGCCCGCGTCAATCCGCTGCTCGAAAGTGCTGGCGAGAAGCCGCGTGAGGCTGAAATTGCGCATTTCGCGCGCGTAGTCATCCCCGGCCACCGTCTCGGCCTGCCCGGCCTGCCGGTCAAGCTCGTCAACGAGCGCCTGATTGCGGATCCGGGTGTCCAGCGCCCCCGCTTCCTCGCGGATCTCATCCAGGCGCTTCTGCTCGTTGTCCTCGGGCGCACGGCCGGCCTCTTCGGCGGCCTTCACGAGCTTTTCGGCCTCGCCTTTAAGCCGGTCGCGTTGCTTGAGTAGGTCGGAGATTTTCATGTTCCTATCCTAATTGTGTTGCACAACAACGCATCACCGACGCCAACGCATGTGAAAAAGTGCGGCATGAACTCCGGACTGCCGCCGCCCGGTGATCACGCGCCGGATGGAGTGCCGCGCATTAGTGCGGCGATTTGTGCCTTGCGCCTGGTGGCGCGTTCAGCGGCTTCGGCCTTGCGCCGATCCGGCGTTTTCGACGCCTCCAATGCTGCAAGCTTGTCATCGACCCCGGCCGAGAGCCGATTCAGGTCGATCAGGAGCGGCGAAATCGTGCCGCAGGCTCGCAAAACTTCACCAAGGCGGCCGGCGCGCCAGTTGATCAGTTGCGCTGCCAACTTGCCGCTGGAAAGCGGCACGCCAAGCGATATTTCATCGGGGCGGATCGGGTGGACAACCAGCATGGTGCGCCCGTCAGGATACAATTCGCACGGCCCGCGTGGCGGCTCCATCGCGTCGATTTCATCGGCCGGCCCGGCGATCGCGTCGCCGAAATCGGTGAAAATCCAAGCCGCCTCGGCGGCGTCGCGGTGCGCGAGGCCGAAGGCCAACAGCCGCGCAAAGATGGCAAGAAAGATCACGCCGGGGCGGTCTATCTGCGCTGATCGGCCATCACCGCCGCCGAAATATTCGGACTCGAACAGCTCTGGGCTGCGTGATCGCATCGAGCGCACAACGGCGTAGTCGAGCACGGCGATCTGGCACGCCTCCTTGAAAGAACATAGGCTTGAAGTCATTCGACTCTCCGCTTGAATGTGACCCGCGCTTTTTTTGCAACGCGCGTCACATAGATAGCCGAACCGCCCGAGCCTGTCAACCCTCGCGTGCATTCCGCTCAGGATTCGCGCCGTCGTTGAGCGCCGCGCGCGCCGCCGCCTGCTCCGCTTCGCCCTCGGGCAGCCGGCCGTGGCGCTCGTAAAAGCCCTTGAGCGCGGCATGCTCTGCCGGCGCTTCCTCCCTCAAGTGATCCGCCG